AACTTAGATTATATACGGAAAATTCGAGGAATTTAACAAATGTCTGATACATTAAACGAAAAGTTTGAGGAGTTGGCGACTGAGCATAAGGATGTCCTAAAAGAAGCTGGACAAGATCCTATGCCATCAGTTTCTGCTGAAGTAATTCCTGGAACTGGATCTGATCCATCACAAACATCTGATGTTCAAACATCAAGTGCAAGCGGAAAGGATCCTCAACCTAAAGTTGAACCTGCTGCTGTTCCTGGAGCACAGTCAGTTACTGATTTAGGTGGTAGTTCCACAACTCCAAACGAACATGACGAGGACGGTGAAGAAAATCCTGGTGCTAAAGCAGCAGCTCCTGTTGGTGCTAAAGCAGCACAAAGTGATGGTACTGCTCAGACAAGTAACATCAATGATGCTGGTGACCAAGGTACAACACCTACGGTTGGTACTCAGGTAGCATACGGAACTGGTGATGGTGGTAAGGTAACTTATCCAATCCATGCTGGTTTTGAACTCGACGTTTCCGATGACATCAAAGCCCTACTAGAGGGAACAGAACTCTCTGAAGAGTTTGCCGAGAAAGCAAAAACAATTTTCGAGGCAGCAGTAAAAGCAAAACTCAAAGAAGAGTACGACAAGCTTGTAAAACACTTTGCTGAAGAGACAGAAAAGAAAGTTGAAGAGATTAAGAAAGAACTTTCTGAAGAAGTCAACGGCACAGTGAATTACGCCATTGGACAATGGAAGGAAGAGAATAAAATCGCCATTGACCAAGGTATAAAGACTGAGATTACAGAAGACTTCATTGCAGGTCTGAAGAATCTCTTTGAGGAGCACTATATCTCTATCCCAGACGACAAAGTTGATGTGGTAGAAGGTATGGCCGATCAAATTCGTGAGATGGAAACACGCCTTGACGAACAGGTCAAAGCTAATGTGAAATTACAAAATCGCCTAGATGAATCTGCAAGAGTAGTTGTTTTGAACAATGTTTCAGAAGGACTAGCAGATACTCAGAAGGAAAAACTCGCTGCTCTCGCAGAGGGAATCGAGTTCACAACCGAAGAGGAGTTCACCAAGAAAGTTAATACTATCAAGGAGAGCTACTTTAAGGAGTCAACCGTAACCCAAAACGAGGTTGCAGATGAGACCCCAGTAGAAAGTCCTGAAGATGTTACACCAGCAATGGCAACATATCTTCAAGCACTAAATCGCTGGAAATAAATTATTCGTTTTACACTAACTTTTTAAAGCAATGTTCAATGCACAAGCTTTAACAGAAAAGTGGGATCCTGTTCTTAGTCATGAAGGCACTGGTGCCATCAAGGACAATTATAAGAAAGCAGTTACTGCTGTTCTGTTAGAAAATACAGAAAAGTCATTACGTGAAGAACGTGGTATGATCAATGAGGCCAGCAACACAGCTGGTGCTATTGGTACTAACGCACTTTCAGGTAGTGGACTTACAACACAAACAGGCGGTCTAGCTGGTTTCGACCCAGTAATGATCAGTCTCATACGTCGTGCTATGCCTAACTTGGTAGCATACGACATATGTGGAGTTCAACCAATGAGTGGTCCTACAGGACTTATCTTCGCAATGAAGGCTCATTATCAAGAGCAAGGTTCAGCACTTCGTGCAGGCCCAGAAGCTCTATTCCACGAACCAGATTCAAGCTTCTCTGCAAGCTCAGCTGGTCCTGGTGCTTACAACCAGACTAATGCTGCTGGTGGTGATGACACACATCCTCGTGGAGACAACGGTGCAACCGATGCTAACCCTGCACTTCTTAACGACACCTCTGGTGGTGGTACAACTGCTGGAAACTATGAGCGTGGCGAAACTGGAGTAGCAAGAAACGTTGCTGAAACTCTTGGATCAGGTTCAACCTTATTCAACGAAATGAGCTTCAGCATCGAGAAGACCTCGGTGACAGCCAAAACTCGTGCTTTAAAAGCAGAGTACACACTAGAACTTGCTCAAGACTTGAAGGCAATTCACGGTCTTGATGCAGAGCAAGAACTCGCTAACCTATTGTCTAGTGAGATCCTTGCAGAAATCAACCGTGAAGTTGTTCGTACAGTATATACAGTCGCTAAGTCTGGTGCTGCTAACAACGTTGCCAACGCAGGTGTATTCGACCTAGACGTTGACTCAAACGGAAGATGGTCAGTTGAAAAATTCAAGGGACTTATGTTCCAGATCGAGCGTGATGCTAACGCAATTGCACAGCAGACACGTAGAGGAAAGGGCAACTTCATCATCACATCTGCTGATGTCGCTTCTGCTCTTGCTATGTCTGGTACACTAGACTACTCTTCAGGTCTTCAAGGATCTGGTGGCCCATCCATCGGTGAAGTTGATGACACAGGTAACCTCTTAGTAGGAACCATGAACGGACGCATTAAGGTATACGTTGATCCTTATTCAGCAAACGTTTCTAACACACACTACTACGTTGCAGGTTATAAGGGAAGTTCACCATATGACGCAGGATTATTCTATTGCCCATATGTTCCCCTCCAAATGTTAAGATCTGTGGATCCATCCACATTCCAACCTAAGATTGGATTTAAGACTCGCTACGGCATGGTCGCAAACCCATTCGTTACTCAGGACGGAACAGGAACAGGAACACCAGATGCAGAAGCATTGACCCACAACAAGAACCAGTATTACAGAAGGGTCCGCGTTGCGAACCTCATGTAATCCTACTAGGTTACAGTTTAAACACTAAGGAGGGTCGTAAGACCCTCCTTTTTTTGTCTTGACATTAAATAGAGGTACATGCTAACATACATTATGAATGGCCGTATAGATAAAGTCCACATGACCTCTAGAGTCAATAAGATGATTGATGGAGTACATAATAAGAGTTGGTATCCTGAATGGAACTGGGAGCAACGTAATGCGGCCAAACGAGTCCTAATAAATGTATTGGAGGTACTCGATGAATATCATTCATAGGGAGGACAATGACAGACGAGAAAATTAAAAGTCTATGTTACACAAAAGAGGAAGTTGATTTAATGATCGCTGCTGCTGTTGCCGAGGCAAGGGCAATAGATGAAGCATCAATGAGGAAACATAACAGAGACGCAACCATTATAAGTATGATACTTGGGTTTACATGTCTAGCATTATTTGTTGATGGCCTTCTACGTATTCTCGGAATCATTCCACCATTCGCAGGTCTTGATGTTAATATACTGGATGATATCGCAGAGAAAACTAAGATAATTGTAGAAAACGATTTAATCAAAGCAGGTCTAAATAAGATACCCCGATTATGATATTAGAAACATTCCTGATACTAGCAGCACTACCATTCGTAGGATTAACAATCTTCTTTGGAACTAAGGGAGGATATTATGATAGTGATGACTATACTGGTGATGGTTGTGCTCACGATGTAAAACGATGATTGATTTTTTGTTAAATAATCATGAGTTCTTAGGTAATCATTCAATACCTGAGTTCCTTGTTGGTTACATATTTGGTGCAGCACTTATTATTGGTGCTCCTACAGTGTTCCTTCTTCTTGCTTTTATGTCTGCTTTAATGAAGACAAGTGGTAAGATGACTGGATACAAAGAATATGAAAAGTATGGCCCATCATCTTGTAATGACGCACCACCATTTATTCTTCCAGATCCCACAAAGAAATGAAAGGAATCTTTAATTACTTAAAAGAAGTTAAAGACACTGCTAAATACATGTTACAAGGGTTAGGTGTAACCTTTGATCACATGCGTAGGAGACCTGTAACCATACAGTATCCCTACGAAAAACTAATACCTTCTGAAAGATACCGAGGCCGCATACACTTTGAAATGGATAAGTGCATTGCCTGTGAAGTATGTGTTAGAGTATGTCCTATTAATCTCCCTGTAGTCGATTGGGTGATGAATAAGGAAGCAAAGAAAAAAGAATTAAGAAACTATTCAATTGATTTTGGAGCATGTATATTCTGCGGTAACTGTGTAGAATACTGTCCAACCAATTGTCTGAGTATGACCGAAGAATATGAACTTTCTACATTTGACAGGCACTCACTTAACTATGATAATGTCGCTCTTGGACGACTGCCCACTAATGTTACAACTGATCCCTCAGTTAGGGCCATGCGTGAACTGGCTTACCTACCAAAAGGAGAGATGGATCCCCATGAAGTACCAGATAGCAACCCAAGAGTAGCAGGACCACCATGATTGATACATCACCAAGTTCTATTAGAGTATTTCTCATAATGGTCTTAGCTATTGCTTGGTTGATAATTTTTAATATACCAACAGAAGAGTAATGGAATTAAATGATACATAGTATAGAGAATGTTATATTTCTTATAATCTGGTTTGGTGCATTAGTATTTGCTATCAGATTGATGTCTAACGGTTGGAGGATCATGGATAAACTTCCAGAAAGAGAAGATGGGTTAACTCCTCATCCAGAACTTGAGGGTGTGGAGCCAGGTGATGAATTGTTAGTTGTTAATTTCCACCAGATTCCAGACCCAACAATAAAAAATTCAGTAGATCCAAGATTCAAATTGGATTCACCTGAGTTACATAACCTTGGAGATCCTTTACACAATTCATTAAGAGATCGTATTGAATCATTGAGAGATGAAGAAGAAGACGAAGACGATGATGATGAGGGAGGAGCACCAGTATTAGCGAACCGATGATGGATACTAATTTAATAATAACAATAATAATATCAACTGTAGTTGCAGTAGCAATATCAGTGATAACTTATTCTGTTATAAAATCAAATGCAGATAAGGCAGCAGCTTGTAGTGTAAAGCAATATGAGAAGTTACAGAGAAAGATAGATAAGTTACGAATAGAACTTGAGAAACCTATTGCCACAATAAATAGTAAGTAGCTTGGGAAGTTGATATGCCTATAGGTGGAGCAGAATGGTATAAAGAACAACCGAAGAATAGGAACTTCTTGAATCCTATTGGTTTTCTGCTGAAGATTGATAAGTTTGCTGGAACTGATTTCTTTTGTCAGGCCGCTAATCTTCCAAACATTGATATGCCTGTAACTGAATATGCAACTAGGTTCCGCAGTCTTCCTATCATACCTGGTGGAGGTGTAACCTTTGGTGATTTCAATGTTCAATTCATTATTGATGAGGACATGAAGAATTACTATTCCATCCATAAATGGATGAGACAGAATGGTAGAGCAGATGATGATGCTGATACTCCACAGGAAGAAGAGTATAGTAATGCACAATTACAAATAGTAACATCCCAGTATCAACCAGCATTTATAGTAGAATTTAGAAACATCTTTCCTGTCTCATTGACTAATATGCAATTTGATGCTAGAGTATCTGATATAGAGTACATGACTGCTGAAGTCACGTTTAAACATCAGCAGTTCTTTATAAAAGATAAGAATCTTCAGACTATTACATGATTCAAGATACTATATTATTTGGCGATTGCCGTGAGACACTAAAAGAATTTGATGGTAAGGCGAGGATGTGTGTAACATCACCGCCTTATTATGGTCTTAGGGATTATGGTGGCGAAGACAGTCAGATAGGACAGGAACAAACACCTGAAGAATATATACAACAATTAGTAGAAGTGTTTAGGAGTGTACGTGATGTGCTCACAGATGATGGAACTCTTTGGGTTAATATTGGGGATAGTTACTATAATTACAGGCCAGGGAGAGGACAAGGACTGGTTAAACAAACAGTCTCAAATAC